ATCAAAGAACAATTAGATTACGGAGATAGACCTGAAAGAATGGACCCCAATCTTGAAAGAAAATTGGCAGATCCTCAGGGACTTTATGGGTCAAATCCCGCAATGAAAAAAGGACCAAAGGATGTTCAGAGGTTAGTAAGTTCGAGATTCAAAAAAGTTGCCGAAAAACTAAGGAGTGTACCTGGTATGAGAGATTTGACCCCGAGAGCGGTTCAAGCTTTTTATATGCAGATGATGCAAAGGATTCCTGTGATTATGCAAATAGAAGCAAGACACAAAGATGCGTTGATTGAATTAGCAAAAAAAGCCTCATTAGAAGAATCAGAAGTACCTGAGGGTTGGGTGGATATTATTGCTGAGCTCGGTGAGCCAATTGATGTTTCTAATTTTAGGTATCAAGAAGAACCCGATGAAAAAGAGGAAGATGAGGAAGAATTATCTTTTAAATCTTTTGATATTGAGGACTTGACACCACAAGAGGAATTAGAATTGGAAAAACACAAAAGAAATATTATAAATGCAATTATTCAAGGAGCAGCAAAAAAAGGACATTATCTTTTTCAAAAACCAGATGTTAAAGCACGATTGGATGAAATAGATCCGAGACTTTATAGAGATTATCTACTCATTATGGCGGTAAATGACTTCATGTATTTCACTATGGAGCAAATGATTGAGATGATGAGTGCAACAGGTCAGGGAGTTGCAGGGAAAGTTGAGTTAGGTGATTCGGATTCCGATGAAGAAGGCGGAGAACAAAGTCCTGATACCAAAATTATTGCACAGGGTATGTTATTTCCTATACTTACACATGAAATCTTAAAAGGATTGGAGGAAGCAAAAGGAAGACATGGATTGCCCAAAGATACTGAAATGGCAATGAAGGTTATGGGTCAGACAGATGTCTTGTCAAATGAACCAATGCAATTAAGAATTGGACCAGAAATCGTTGAGAAACTTAGGTTTGCACTACCTGATGATATGTTTGAACCTGAAAATAAAGGTTTGATAAACTGGTTTCATATCCAATTATACCAAATTCCTGCTGAAGAATTTTTAGAAATAATCGGAAATGCTATCTCTGATGATGAGTCGAAGGTAAAAAAAGCAACTTCTAAATTCGAAGAAATTATGAAGGAGGCTCAGGATCTTAAAACAGAATATGAAAGTTTTAAAGAAAATCAGGGTGGTGATGACGATGAGGACGACGACGAGGACGATTTAGATGATTTCTTAGGAAGTTTGGGTATATCGAGACCCAAATAATTTTTCAAGTGACTAAAGAACAATTAATCATAGAAATAACTAAATGTATGAGGAATACTCCTTATGCATTAAAAACTTATCTACAAACCTATGATAATACAGTTTCAAAATATGTTCCATTAGATTTGTTTCCTGATCAGATAAGACTTGTACAAGATTACGAAAAATACAACGAAAATATTGCACTCAAATACAGACAAGCTGGTGTGACTACAGTCACTGCGGCGTGGGCATCGAAAAGAATTGTTTTTGCTCAAAAAAACAAACCCGAAAAAATATTGATAATCGCAAACAAATTAGATACCGCGGTTGAAATGGCCAATAAAATAAGGAGTTTTACTGAGCAATGGCCTCCATGGGTTGGAGCAGGATTTTCGGCTGAAAAGAATTCTCAAAGACATTTCAAATTGACAAATGGTTGTGAGGTCAAAGCTGTTGCAACTTCAAAAGACGCACTTCGTGGATATACTCCAACAATATTGATTTTTGATGAAGCGGCCTATATCGAAGCTGATAGTGATTTTTGGGCAGCCTGTATGGCATCACTGTCAACGGGAGGTAAAGTAATCGTGGTTTCTACCCCAAATGGATTTGATCCAATTTATTACGAAATCTATGATCAGTCATTAAGGAATATGAATGAGTTTAAAATTACTGAAATGTATTGGTATAGAGACCCAAGATATACCAAAGATCTCTATATGGTCAATACAAATGATTTAGTTCATTATCTTTTGAATAGAGAAGAATATAAACAGGATTCAATTGTAAGTTTATCGATAGATAACCCCTACGACAGAGATTTAGAAATTGTCAAAGATTATATAAACAAAGGGTATAAGCCATGTTCTTCTTGGTTCGAAGGAATGGTAAAAAAACTAAAGTACGATAGAAGAAAAGTTGCTCAAGAATTGGAATGTAACTTTTTGGGTTCAGGTGATAACGTATTTGACTCTGAAATTCTACAGAATATTTCCAAAAATCAAGTCATGGATCCTTCTGCAAAACTTATGGGAGGTGCTCTTTGGATATGGAAAGAACCCCAAGCAGGTCATAAGTATGTGATGGGTGTAGATGTATCGAGAGGTGATTCGGAAGATTTTTCATGTATCGAAATTATAGATTTTGATGAGAGAGAACAAGTTTTGGAATATGTTGCGAAAGTTCCACCTGATGTAATTGCAGAAATAGCCTATAAGTGGGGAATGATGTATAACGCATTTTGCGTTGTTGATTTGACTGGAGGTATGGGTGTGGCCACTGCAAGAAAACTTCAAGAACTAGGTTATAACGGATTGTATGTCGATAATGTTGATATGCAGAATAAATGGAAGTGGGACCCGAAACTTAATGAAAAAATACCAGGTATTAACTTCAATAACAAAAGAGTTCAAATAATTTCAGCACTTGAAGAATCTGTAAGGCACGACTTCAAAGTGAGATCCCATAGACTACTTAATGAAATGAACACATTCATCTATATTAACGGAAGACCCGATCATCAAAAGGGTCATCACGATGATTGTATTATGGCGCTTTCTATGGCTATTTATGTGGCTGAAAAATCATTCCAACAACTCACTAAGAATCTTAATCACACTAAGGCAATGCTAAGTTCTTGGACAACTTCCATTAATGAAAACAAAAACTCTTCTCAATTTTTCAATCCGATGATTCCCCAACAACTGAATCATAGAAGCCAATTAAACCCAAACAGTGGATCACGTGAAGATTATGAAAAATATAAATGGTTATTCTTTTGAGATGTATTTATATTATCAAATCAGTTAAGTAAAATTATACGATGGCTCAAAATAATTTAACAGTATGGCAACGTCTAAGTAAGGCATTTGGTCCTAATTCTTTATTGGGACAAGATTATCCAACTTTCAAGTTCGATAAACAAGTCTTATTGAAGACTCCTGATAAAGGAGAGTATGATAGGGAAAAACTGCAAGCTCAACAAACATTTTACCTTTCAAGTCAGTGGGCAAAAATCGAGAATAATTTGTATTCTCAAGCAATTTACTATGAGCCATCAAGATTATCTGCAACATATGATTATGAATCTATGGAATACACTCCAGAGATCTCCGCAGCCTTAGACATATATTCCGAAGAAACCACAACAGTGAATGAGGACGGATATATGTTACAAATTTATTCTGAATCAAAAAGAATTAAATCTGTTTTAGCTGATTTATTCAACAATACATTAGATATTAATACAAACTTACCGATGTGGACAAGAAACACTTGTAAGTTTGGTGATAACTTTATTTATCTCAAATTAGACCCTGAAAAAGGTATTGTTGGTTGTCAACAACTTCCAAATGTTGAAATTGAAAGACATGAAGTTGGATTGACCGATAAGGCTCCTGTAGATTTGGGTAAATCTGAAGCAAAAAAACAGCTCACATTTAAGTGGGGTAACAAAAACATGGTTTTCCAATCTTGGGAAATTGCCCACTTTAGATTATTGGGTGACGATAGAAAATTACCTTATGGTACTTCTATGTTGGAAAAGGCTAGAAGAATTTGGAAACAACTCTTACTTTCTGAAGATGCTATGATGATTTATAGAACTTCAAGAGCACCTGAGAGAAGAATTTTCAAGGTCTTTGTTGGAAACATGAATGATGAAGATGTTGAAGCATACGTAAACCGTGTTGCTGATAAATTTAAAAGACAACAAGTTGTTGATTCTAAAACAGGTAATGTAGATTTAAGATTTAACCAAATGGCGGTAGATCAAGATTATTTTGTTCCTGTGAGAGATCCGGCATCACCTAGTCCTATCGAAACTTTACCGGGTGCACAAAACCTTTCAGAGATAGCGGATATTGAGTATATTCAGAAAAAATTGTTGACCGCACTTAGAGTTCCTAAAGCGTTTTTGGGATTTGAAGAAGTTGTTGGCGATGGTAAGAATTTATCTTTACAGGACATAAGATTTGCTCGAACAATCAATAGAATTCAAAAAAGTATGATTGCAGAACTTAATAAGATTGCAATTATTCATCTGTTTTTACTTGGATTTGAAGATGAAATCTCGAACTTCACATTAGGATTGACGAATCCTTCAACCCAAGCCGATCTCCTCAAAATTGATGTTTGGAAAGAAAAAGTTCTATTGTATAAAGATTTAGTTGCCGATCCTGGAAATGGAATCCAACCTGTTTCATCAACTTGGGCAAAGAAACATATATTTGGAACGGACAGAGATATGAATCGAGAACGTACAGTATATGCAGCACTTAGTATGTTATATGATGAACTACATCAATTATGAATTTAACGGCGGTACATATTGCGCATATGTATATCAAGGAATGTGTGAAATCTGGTGACACTGTTATTGATGCAACTGCAGGAAATGGCAATGACATAATCGAGTTCGAAAGCTTTTCGGATTTCTCTGGCATCGCTACGTTGGATCCGGCTTTTTCCAAAAGCTTGTTGGCTTTTAGGTATTGGTGGACTGATGGAATATTTACGGCTTCAACAACCAGTATGGATGAGTAAATCAATTGGTGTTTGTCATCATAAAAGTGTTCGGGTTTCAAAAAAGGAATCTCTTCCCTTATGTTTGGGTAGGTCAATAGTGCTGAAAGAATATTTATTTCAACATCTAATGCATAGGGTTGTTGTTTAATCTCCATAGAAGTCATCCATTAAATTTGGTTTAGAATCGGGTTGGTTTGTTTGTTGCTTGGTTTGGTTCAATGCACCGTGTTTGTATTTTTCAATTGTGGTTAGTCTTAGGATAAATTCGGGTGTGCAATATTTATAACCGGTTTCAATATGGTATTGGGTAGCCTTTAGGTTTTGGATAACCTCAAAGATTTCTTGCTTGGTCACCTTGTCTTTAGTTAGCCTTGCTTTGTAGTGTGATACAATTTTGTCCCCAATCCTAAATCGTTTTTCAAAGGTTTGGTTTATGAAGTCAACTAATTTTTTGCAATCTTGACTATATATATTACTTATTACATT